CGGAGCAGATCCTGGGGCCGGTCATCAACTTCGTCGACGAGTCCCGCCCGCTGACGACCGCGCTCGGGCCGAGGAACCTGCCGTCCGGGTCGTGGTCGCGGCCACGCGTGACGCAGCACACCAACGTCGCGGTGCAGGCCGGTGAGAAGACCGAGCTCGTCTCCCGTAAAATGACGATCGCAAAGATCCCGGTTAATGCCGTCACCTATGGCGGTTATGTGAACGTTTCGCGTCAAGATATCGACTGGACAAATCCGTCGATCATGGACATCGTCATTAACGACCTCGCCGGTTATTACGCCCAGGTAACCGAGGCCGCGCTCGGCTCCGCGCTCGTTGGGACAGCGACCGCCGGCGCCGACCTTCCGGGCACACCGACCGGGGGCGACGTGTCGGCTGCGCTGTGGAGCGCTGCCGGCGCCGTTTACACCGCGACGAAGGGGCAGGGTCGCCTAATCGTCGCGGCGCCGCCGTCGATGTTGGGCGTGATCGGCCCGCTGTTCGCGCCGGTGAATCCGACGAACGCGTTCTCGACTGGCTTCAACGCCGGCCAGTTCGGCACCGGCGCGATGGGCGCCATCAGCGGCATCCAGGTCGTCGTCACGAACGGGTTGGCGGCCGACGAGATGCTCGTCCTCTCCTCGGCGGCGGTCGAGGTGTACGAAGACCGGATCGGCAGCTTGCAGGTCGTGGAGCCGTCGGTGCTGGGTGTCCAGGTCGCGTATGCGGGCTACTACACGCCGCTGGTGATCGAGCCGACCGGGATCATCAAGATCGTCAAATGAGCACCTATGACGCACCGAACCAGCAGGTAGTCCGCCCCGACGGCTCAGCGCCGTGGGACGAAGGCGACGGCGGCACAGGCGGAACAGCGACCCCGGTCAAGAGGGGGCCGGGGAGGCCGCCGAAGCAGCCCGAGCCGGAGGAGACGACGCCGGACGACGAGAACCAGTAGTGGTCGCGATCAGGGTCACCGGTGGCGGCGGCGCAACAACGCTGACCGACCTCACCGACGTCGCGGGCCAGACCGGCCCGAACAAGTCGCCGCTCGGTGACCCGACCGGCCAGCTGTTCACCCTCACCGAAGTTCCGACCAAGGCCGACATCGACGGAATCCTCGACGGTGTCCGCGCCGTCGACTGGGTCTACCTCGACCCGCTAAATGGGTTCCGCAACTACAGGGACGTCAGTGGTGATAACTGGGTGCCGCTCCGGTACCGCCACAACCTCAACAACATCGTCCACCTCGAGGGCGTCATTCTGCCGCCCGATACCCACTCGATCCCTGACCCGGTCAAGGTTGCCGTGATGCCGCCCGAGACGCGCAGCGGCTACGACCTCACGTTCAGCGCCGACGCCCAGAATGGCTCGATCCGGTTCGACCTGCTCGCCGACGGGTCGCTGATGGTGGTACCTGTCGACTCGTCAGGGTGGCTGTCGCTGTGCGGCATCAGCTGGTCGGTCGAGGCGGCAGCGTGAACGTCCCGCCCGGGTTCCCCTATGAGGCGGTGTTCCAGTCGGGCGTCACCGGACTCGTCGGAACGGTGGCGCTCGGACTCCTCGACAACCAGGGCGCCTACACCGACGCCCTGTCGACCGCCGACATCATCGAGACACCCGCCGGCTCCGGTGTGTATGTCGCGAACCGCACCAGCCCAGATGTTGAGGGGCAGTACACGCTGATCTGGACGATCGACGGCACAACCGCCCCGGCGTCGGTCACGGTCGAGGAGTTGTTCGTCACGTTCTCGACCCCGGGCACCGTCTACGGGACAGTCGACGAGCTCGCCCGCATCCTCCAGATCAGCAGCCCAACCGTCGACCAGACCGCCGCCATGACCCGCTGCCTACAGGCGGCCAGTTACGAGGCGGACGCGTTCATGGCCCGTTCGTCGCCGCTCAGCGACGGCCGCCAGATCCAGCTCGCGACCGAGGTTGTGTATGAGCGGGCGCGGGAGCATTGGCAGCAGCAGGAGGTTTCGTTCGGGATCTGGAACGACGCCGCTGGCGCGCTCGTGATCGGCCGCGACACGTGGGCCCGCCACGGCCTCAAACTGCTGCCGCTCCGGCAGCACTTCGGGCTCGCCTAGATGCCTAGGGCGTTCGCGCCGCCGTCGGAGATCCGCACCAGCATCGGCGCCTGCAACTTCGCCGGCTTCACAACCATCGCCCTGATCTTCAAGGCGACGGCGATCACCGCCACCGCCGACTGGCAGCACCTCTTCGGTGTCCACAACGCGAGCGCGAACCTCGCAGGGCCCGGCGGCATCTGGCGCGTCTCCGACAACGCCACCTGGGCAGGCCAAGGCGACATCTTCTACTCGACGAGCGACGGCGGCCCCGGCTGCTACTTCCTCGACGGCCTCGTACCCAACGACGTCTGGTGCCTGCTGGTGGTCAGGAAGGGTGCCGGCACCGTCCAGCCGCGGGCGTCGCTGTACCGGTGGGACACCGACGTCTGGGCGCACAGCGCCCCCTACCTCGCGCAAGCCGTCGCTGACGGCGGCAGCGCGGCGGGTGGCACGGTCAGGTTCGGCCAGTTCAACGACGGCGACAGCCTCACCGGCGACTTTGAGGCCGCCGCCGGCTGGGATTCGCTCGTGTTCGCGACCGACGGCGCTGTCGAAGCCGCCGGCCTCGAGCTCGCCCTCGCGAACTGGCAGGCGCTGAACCCGAAAGGGTTGTGGCTGTTCGAGCAGGCGTCCATCACAGACCCGGTGTTGGATCTGACGGCGGGCGGCGCCGACCAGACGTTCATTGAAGGCACCAGCATCTCGAGCTCTGTGCCGCCGGTGTTCGACCCCGGCACCGGCCCCGGCCCCGAACCGCCACCCGACTATGTGCCGCTCCTGGAGATCGTGCAGGCGCTGGCAGACCAGATCACTGACCACGTCGCCTCCCAAGACCTCGGCGGCGAAGCGTTGCAGGTGTGGCCCGCCTGGGTTGTCAGCCCGACGCCGCCCTGCATCGACATCTACGCCGCCACCCCGTTCTCGGATCAGCTCGCCTACGGGCCAACAAGGCAAAGGGACGTCCGGTTCACCGTCCGCGCTCGCGTCAAACCGGTCGACTTCGACGCGTCACAGGAACAGCTCCTCCAGCTGATGGACAGTCGCGCCCCGACGTCGGTGCTGGCCGCGATCTACGCCGACCGCACATTGGGTGGCCTCGTCTCCGACGTCACCGTCACCGAAATGACCGGTGTCGTCCCCTACACGCCCCTGGCGAACGAAGGCACCCTGATCGGCTGCGAATGGCAAACAAGGATCCTGCTGTGAGGATCCTCTGGGTCGGGAACCCGCCCGGCGTCGGCTCCGGCTACGGCGAACAGGCCCGCCTCTTCATCCCCCGCCTGCAAAAGCTCGGGCACGAGCTGGCGGTCGCCTGCAACTACGGCGTCCAAGGCATGTGCCTCGAGGCCGGGCCCGTCACCTACTACCCGTCCGACAGCGCCTGGGGCAACAAAACCCTCGCCACCTACAAAGATCACTTCGGCGCCGACCTGATCGTCGCGCTCTGCGACGCGTGGGTTTTGAAACCCGACGAGTGGCCCGACGACATGGAGGTCGCGGTTTGGGCGCCCGTCGACCACTACCCGCTGCCGCCGATGGTGCTCGCAACGTTGGCGCACGAAAAAGTGCGGCCGATCGCGATGAGCCGGTTTGGCGAACGGATGATGCTCGACGCCGGCCTCCAGCCGCTCTATGTGCCGCACGGTGTCGACCGCACCCTCTTCCACCCGCGGCCCGAAACCAAAGCGGCTGTCCGGGCTGAGCTCGGCGTCCCGGCGGACGCGTTCCTGGTCGGCATCGTCGCCGCCAACGCCGGCAACCCCGCCGTCATCCGGAAAGCGTTCGACAAGTCGCTGCTGGCGTTCTCCAGGTTCGCCGCGACCCATGAGGACGCGTGGCTATACGGGCACACCCAAACCAGCCCGGGTGTCGCCGGCGGCATCAGCATCGAAGCCCTCACAGTCGCGACCGAATGCCCAACAGACCGCGTCCGCTACACGCCGCCTGCGGTCTGGCATCTCGGCTGGCCCACCGCCAACGTCTCCAACCTCTACCAGGCGTTCGACGTCCTGCTGAACCCGTCGATGGGTGAAGGGTTCGGCGTCCCGATCATCGAAGCCCAGGCATGCGGCGTCCCCGTCATCACCTCCGACCACTCCGCGATGTCGGAGTTGACGCAGGCCGGCTGGCTCGTCGACGGCGACCCGTCCTGGGACGAGATGCAACGAGCATGGTGGATCAGCCCGTTCGTCGACCACATCGTTGCCGCCCTCGACGCCGCCTACGACCGGAGAAACGACCAGGAGCTCCGGCAAGGCGCAGCCGGGTTCGCGGCCCACTACGACGCCGACATCGTCACAGACGCGTTCTGGCGGCCCGCCATCGCCGCTCTAGCCGCGTCTCGGGAAGTGGCGCCGCTGCGGGAAGGGGCGAAGGTGTGACAACCGTCGCTGTCGTCACCGCCTGGCACAACCACCTCGAGCTCGTCGACGGGTACGTGCGGGCGCTCGAGC